CGCTGATCCAAAACCTCAACATCAACTGGGGTCGCGCGTCGCGCTACATGTATCCAACCGCTGAAAGCTATGAGTCAATCCTCGAGCATGAAATCCAAGGTCTTGTCTGGAAAACTGAACGACTACTCGCAGAAGCAATCGCAAGAAGTGAGGGCAACTAATGGCTATTCGCATCCCCATCATTACCGACTTCCAAGGTGACGGACTCAAGAAAACTTTTGAGGAGTTCAAGAAACTTGAGACCAATTCGGAACGCGCTTCCTTCGCTCTAAAGAAGGCATTCATTCCAGCGACCGCAGCGCTTGCAGGATTGACCGCCGGACTCGCAATGAGCGCGAAGGCAGCCGCAGAAGATCAAGCTGCACAGGTCCAACTTGCGCGCCAGCTCCAAGCAACCACCGGAGCAACCGACAAACAAATCCAAGCCAATGAGGATTTCGTGAGCACGCTGTCTCGTAGCGCAGCGGTCGCCGACGATGAGCTTCGTCCGGCACTTGCCAGCCTTGTCCGTGGTACTGGCGATCTGGCATCCGCACAAGACGCGCTCAAAACAGTTCTCGATGTGAGCGCAGCGACCGGCAAGGGAGTCCAAGAAGTAGCAGATGCAGTCTCCAAGGCATACGCAGGAAACACAAAAGCAATCAAGCAACTCTCGCCAGAGCTTTACCAGCTGATCAAAGACGGTGCATCCGTTGATGAAGTAATGCAGTCACTTGCTTCGACATTCGGTGGCGCTGCATCAACCGCTGCGAACACAGCGCAGGGCAAGTTCAAGAACCTCACCATCCAGCTCGGCGAAGCCAAAGAAGCAATCGGAACCGCGCTTCTTCCAGTCGTTGAGATCATGGTTGGCGCGTTCACCAACTTTGCAGTCTGGGCACAAAAGAACGCAGGCGTGATTCTTGGCATCGCAACCGCCATCGGAGCAATCGCTGCAGCAATCGTCGGAACCAACATTGCGCTCGCAGCATGGAAGACCGTAAGCGTCATCACCATCGGCATCAACTATGCGCTCGCTGCATCGTTCACAGCTGTCCAAGTTGCAACCGGTGTAGGCATTGCAGTAGTGATCGCTGGTGTTGCAGCGTTCGCTCTTTACAAGCGCCAGATGAACGGGCTCAAAGATGATCTCGGTGGTGTTGCAACTCAGCAAGGGCTTACGAATCAGCAGATGCAACGCATGTCCGATGCTGGCAAGTTGGCGACCGAAAGCGTGAGCGGACTCAAGGATGCTTCGACTGGTGCTGGTGGCGCGGTGGACAAGATGGCAGAAAAGATAAAGAAGGCGCGCGAAGAACTAAACAATCAATTCACGACAGCTCTCGACAATGCAAAGGGCAAACTTGAGGAAGCGAAAAAGGCTTACGACGAGTTCAAGGGCACGGTCGCCGAGTCGGTCACTGGAGAGTTCTCAATCTCTGGTGCAGCTGACGCTGCCAAAGAAGCCGGAACGACGATCCTTGCTCAGCTGACTCAGCAAGCATCAGGAGCGCAAGCGTTCTCCAAGAAGATTGAGCAACTGCTCACCATGGGCTTGTCTGAGGACGCGCTCAGAGCCGTTCTAGAGGCTGGTCAAGAGGCTGGTGGCGCAATTGCCAACGAACTCATTTTGGGGGGCTCAGAAGCGATCACAGGACCCACTGGGATCAACCAGCTAGTCACAGACCTCAACTATGTCGCGGATGCTTTGGGCACTTTGGCTGCAGACAAGTTCTACAAGGCAGGAGTCACGCAAGGCGAGCAGTACCTTGCCGGCGTACAGTCAGCGGTTCAAGCTGCAGAGATGCTTCTCAAAAACCCGAACCTCAAACTCGCAGATGTCAAGGGCATCGGAGCAAAGTTTGCCAGCAATGTCAGCTCAATCAGTCTCGCGCCGACCACATCGCCAACATTCACTGGCGACACATCCGGCATCATGGCGGAGCGCGGTGGAAACAACTACACAGTGAACATCAACGGCGGAGTCTTGACTAACGCTCAGACAGGCAAGGTCGTTATCGATGCGGTCAAGAGCTTCAACCGTGCATCGGGTCCAGCAGATATCTCGGTCCGTCCAATTAGTGGTCGCTACTAATGCCAGCATCCGTCATTCAGTCTGGCGAGTATCTGCTTGAAATTGATACGGGCTGGGACAGTTCCAGCTTCACACTCGACTCATCGGTGAAAGGAGTGCTTGATAACACGACCTATCTACTGGGACCGACGACCGAGTTTGCTGATGTAACCGACGGTGTTCTTGATGTGTCCATCACTCGAGGACGACGCGACATCGGAGATCAGTTCGTTCCCGGCATCATGAGCTTCACACTGAACGACCAACTGGCAAACGGGGCGTTCAATCCGTTCAACACGGACAGTCCAACCTATGATCCTGCAAACAATGAGCCCGGCATTGCACCAATGCGTCGAGTGCGGTTCTACCGATACAACTCGCTAAGCGTCGCCGAATCACTCTTTCAAGGTTTCATCGTCACATACGACTATCAATTCAATCTAGACGGCAACGATTTAGTAACTGTTCAAGCAATAGACGACCAGTACCTACTTTCGCAAGCATTCCTAGATGAGTGGAATGTGGACGAAGAACTTGCATCAACTCGAGTCGTGAACCTTCTCGCGCTTCCCGAAGTAAATGCTTTCCAAGGCGTCGGTCAGCAATCAATAGAAACCTCAGCGGTCACACTTGGCGGAGCAAGCGCATACACAGTTCCATCGGGATCTAACGCGCAGGGATATCTGAATGACATTATGGCTGCAGAACAGGGACGCGCATTCGTAGACAGATCGGGCAAGTTTGTGTTCCAGAAAAGGCTGGGAGCAACGCTTGCCGGAGCGACTTTACAGTTCGGTGACAACGACCCAGCACACACTCCCTACGATTCCGTGTCCATCAACTTCGGAGCGGACAAGGTCGTCAATAGGGCAAGCGTTACCCATCTTGGCGCGACAGGGCCAGAGACCGTTGATGATCTAGCAAGCCAATCCAAATACTTCATTCAAGCTGTCGCCTACACCGAAAGCCTTGTCCACAATGCAACAGCAGCGCTAGACCTTGCAACCTATTTGATTCAAGGCGAACCGACCGCGACATTGACCAGCGTGAACACAGCCTTCCAGATGTTGTCTGCAACTGAGCGCGACAATGTGGCAATTCTTGAAATTGGTGACACGATCAGCGTTGAAAAAACCATTACAACCACAGCAACTACGACCAGCGTCATCGCACAAGAGTCTTTTGTGGAAGGCATTGAGCATCGAATTTCATATTCCCAGCCACATCAGGTCACGATTTACACATCCCCGACGACCGTCTATGAACTGTTTGTTCTTGACAGTTCCACACTTGACACCATTTACGCACTAAGTTAGGAGCACTTATGGCAACCCCAACCACACTGCCGGCAACCTTTGTAGCAGGAAACATTCTCACAGCTGCACAGATGAACTCTTTGCGTGGCGCGTTTCGTGTTTTGCAAATTGTTACAGCGCAAAAAACCGATACTTTCACAACCGCGAGCACTTCGTTCGTTGATTTGACGGGTTTATCTGCAAACATCACGCCTAGTTCCACTTCAAGCACGATTCTTGTTGGCTATTCGGTGCAAGGTTTAGGTCTTGCAAACACAAACATGGGAAGCGTGCAAATTGTGCGAGGCACAACCGCAGTAGGTAATGCAGCTGCAGCAGGCAGCCGAACCGTTGGAAACTCTATAGTACCTGAGCTTGGTGGCGCACAGATCGGGCAGATGACAAACTGGTTTATGGATAGTCCAGCAACTACATCATTGACGACATACAAACTGCAAATAAGAACTAACAACGCTGGCACCATTTATGTAAACCGAACAATTACAGATACGGATCTAACGGCTTTTGGTCGTGGCACATCGAGTTTTGTAATTATGGAGATTTCAGCATGATTGACTACACGGCAATACTCATAGCCAATTATCCCGGCACACAATGGGCGCTAGATGGCGATACATACGACGGTTTGACATGGTTAGACGAAACACCAAAACCAACACAAGCCGAACTAGACGCACAATGGCCACAAGTTGATTACCAAAACCAGTACGAGCTTGTAAGCCAGACACGCCACAAGGAATACATCAAAACATCTGATCCGATCTTTTTCGAGTGGCAGCGTGGCACTAAAACTCAAGCCGATTGGGATGCTGCAGTGCAAGCAATCAAAGACGCAAATCCGTACCCACCAGCACCATAATGCGTTGGCGTTACCTGCTTGGCTATGGCTTGCTGGTCGCAGTTGTCTTGTGGGGATGCTCCGGATGTTCTGACCGTGAGCGTGTGAACTGCCAGCGCGCAGGATCTAAAGCAGTAACAATGACAAGTGATATACAGATTGGGACGGGTCGCTGTGCCTAAATACACGAACGAAGAAATCAAAGCCAGACTTATCCTTATCGTTGGCATCGGTCTCACACTCGCATTCGTGGGCTCAATCTTTACACTGCTTTACGGTCTGCTCTTTGTGACACAGCCACTCGAGCAAGCACCAAACGACGCTGAAGCATTCTCAGTCTTGAACCCAATGCTGATGACACTTTCGGGCGGTCTAATAGGATTACTCGCATCAAACGGACTCAAAAACAAACCAAAGGACGGACACGATGAAAGCTAAAGACAAAGCCCTATTTGCCTCATACGGTCGCTCAGTGATCGCAGCGGTCATCGCGGTGTATTCAACCGGAAGCGCCGACCCAGCCGACTTCGTCAAAGCTGCTTTCGCTGCTCTTGTGCCCGTCCTGATCCGTTATGTGAATCCTAAAGATCTGGCTTTCGGTCGTGGTAGTAGCCAAAGCTAAACCCGGCGTGCCGAACGCACGCGACTACATCGGAAACGCCGACGGAGCATCACCAGCTCCTCGAGCCGGCATGAACGAATGGATCAAACAAGCAATCGCTGCATCTAACGGCTCGCTCTGGAACAACGGTTCATGGGGTCAGCGCGACATGCGCGGAAAGCCCGGATCGCTTTCAGTTCACGCAACTGGCAGAGCTGTAGATCTTTCATATCGCAAGAGCGAAAAAAACCCAAAAGCAGGACGCAAAGAAGCACTCGTCTTCATTGACAAGCTTGTAGAAAATGCAAACGATCTCGGTCTTCAGTGCATTTTGGATTACATGCCCGAAAAGTTCGGACGCGCATGGCGCTGTGACCGCTACGCATGGCAGAAATACGACAAGCCAACAATCCACGGTGCTCCCGGCGGAGACTGGTTCCATATTGAGATCACACCACAAGCTGCAGACTCGGTGATCTGGGTAAAAGCTGCATTTCTAAAGGTCTTCGGGGAAATCCCACCAAAAGCTTGACCTATGCCCTAGGGTCGAATTACCGACGGAAGGCTAGTGATTATGAGTGAACCACAGTTCTTTGACTACAGCGTCTACACAGGCGTAATGGATAACGGACAAG